TGCCCCGGTGACGCCGAAATGCGCACGCCCTCGACCATGACGTAATAGAACGTGCCGCGGAACCCGATCCGCATGGGGTTTTGGATCGGCGCTACCGCCAGATCAAGCGGGGTATTGTTTTGCGCCCCGGTGCCGTTTGTTTGCGGTTGCATTGTGTCCGTGTAACTAATAGACGCAATCGCTTGGTTCTTATTTTCAAAATTCTTGCGTACCCATGTGGCGTGATCCGCGGCTTGCGTTGTCGAATAGTCGAGCGTGTTTTTTTGCCAACTGTAAAGCGGCGTGGTTCCTGCGGTTGATGTTTGGGCGGCGACAGCCTCGGGGGTAATGGTGACGAGGTTGTAGTAGTTGTCTGCGGAGCTGCGAAACTCGATCTGGTCGTATTTCTGGTCAACTGTGGTAGCGGCGCATGTTCCGTCGTTCATGTAGAAAACGGTCGTCAATACGCTGTTTCGGCCATACCAATACGTGTACCACGTTCCGGTAATCGTCGCTCCGTAGGCGAACATTCGGCCTTCCTCGGTGCGCGTGATCCTGTTGATCAGGTCAAGGCCGTTTCCGGTGAATGTGGTGGCGCTGATTGTTGATCGACCGTTGAATTGGGCGACTGGCAAGCCGACTTGGGTAGCGACAGCAAGCACGGCATCGTCGGTCTTTTGTTGAGTTAGGGCAAAAGAGTTGAGTTGGGCACGTCCCCAATCAGCCTGAATGCCTTCGCAGCTGATATGCGCAACATCTTCTTTTGCTACTTGGCCGTAGTCGATCTTCACGTCGCGGATGCGGCCCCAGAACATGGGGAAGTCAGTTACCCCGACGACGTAGCCCGGTGCGTAAACGTAAAAGCAGATCGGATCGCCCAGTTTGGGCGGGTTTGTCCATGTCGACGGGTTGAGTGCCCGCAGGTTCCCGGTGTCGATGCTGTAGTCGTCGATTTGGAGTTCGCGGCCGCGCATGATGTCGACGGTTTGAATCGACCCGAGCGTGTACCACGTCGAACCTTGTTTGTATTGAGCGCGCCATTCCCACGTGTTCATTTATGCGTAGGTCTTTACAGGGATCGGGCCGTTGGATCGGTAGTAACGGCGGAGTGCGTCGACGACAGCATTGGGATCACCGCCGTGTACGTTGATAGTGACGTTGCCCATAGCGCCACCGCGGGACAGGGGCACAACGGCTTCCGGGCCTGCTTCGCCGATTAGGGCGACTGTGGGGCGTGTGACAATGCCGCCGTCTGCTAGTTCGGGGATGTTCGGAACGTCAAAACCCTTGCCGCCGATACCGGGCACCCACGACGGGATATGGAACGACAATTTGCCGATGGTGTTATTCCACGCCTTCGCAATCGTGTTGAACATCGTTTTGTAGACCGTCAGATATGCGCCAACTGCGGTTTTGATTGCGTCGACTGTCCCGGTGAACGCGTCCTTGAGGGCGTTGCCGATGCTGTCCACGATGTCGCGGAACGGCTCAAACTTCTTGTAGGCAAGCACTATCGCGGCCCCGATAGCAACAATGGCGGCCGTGGCAAGGATAATTGGGTTGGCCTCCATCGCAAGATTGAACGCCTTCTGTGCGACGGTGGCCGCGGTTTGAATGACCGTCCACGCTTTCATGGCGGCATTCATGACAAGTACCGCGGCTGAAATGCCACCGAACGCGACACCGAGCGCCACCACAAGGTCGGTGTTTTCCCCGATCCATTTCGCGGCTTTCTCCAAATAGGGAAGCAGTTTCTCGATAATCGGAATAAGGGCCGCGCCAATTGACTCTTGCGCTTCTCCGATAGCAACCTGCATTTTCTTGAAACGTCCGGCACCCGTTTCTGCAGCTGCAGTTGCGGCACCGCCGAACGTGTCGGCCATGATGACACCGAGTTCCTGAAATGACGCGCCTTCCTTAACGAGGCCGCGCATCGACGGATCGAGTTTCGCTAGGGCGGTGGTCTGGCCGTTGTATGCCTTCGACAGGGCTTCCGAAACGGACGTTAGGTCTTTGCCTGTCGCCGCCGAAATGTCCATCGCAAGCTGCAGGTTTTTGGAGGCAAGTTCGGTAGATCCCATGCCGCGGGCAAGTGTCGCCATCGCGTTGCGCAGGTCGGTGTCGGCGATTCCGGTAGCCAACGTCATGGACGTGATCATGTCCTCGGTTGCGGCAACCTGCTTTTTGGTTGCCCCGGTCGAAACTTTCAACTGGCGGGCAAGTTCAGCTGCAGACTTTTCATCCTCCATTGCGGCCTGCGCGGCTTTGTACCCGGCGACAGCCAAACCACCAAGCGCCGCAGCGGCGGGAATGGCGGCTTTCTTGATAGCAAATTGGGCTTTCTCGCCCGCTGTCTCGAGCTGCTTGAATTCTTGAACGGCTTTTGAAATGCCTTTGCCGTCAAACTCGGTAACGATGGGGATGTTGATTGCCATTAGCGGAGTTCCTTATCGGCCTGACGGATCACGGCCATAACGGCGGAGGTCATTTCGCGGGTCACGGCGGGCAATTCTTTGATTGCGGCAGGCCAAATGAAACGGGCGGGTTGCGCAAACTTATTCAGGGCCCGGCCAAGCGGGTTGCTTGAGCCTTTGCCCGCAAATTCGACAATGACGGCCGCGGGGTCGGTCTGGCGCACTTTGATCACGGACAGCGTTTTGCGGCTTGTGTCAATCTTGGGTTTGATGCCGCGTTGCGCTTTTTTCTGGCTGTACGGAAATTTCGGGTTGTCGCGTTGCGTCCATTTGCGCTCCATACCGGACAACATGTGTTCCGGGTAGGCGCGGCCTGCCGCGTCAACGACCGGAGCAACGATTTGTTTGACATCGCGGTTGAACTGCTTCCGCAGCTCCGGGTCGATTTTGCGGAGGGCTTTTATTGCGTCCTGCACACCCGCAACTTGTGTCGAGGTTGTCGCAGTCACTTTTTAGCCCCTTTCCGCTCTTTGTTGATGATGTCGATGGCCGTTGAAAGGTCGCGGGCCGTGAAGTCGATTTCGGAGGGCCAGAACCCTGTGGCCACCAGCAGCTCGGCTAGGCCTCGGCTGTAGGTGCCACTAGGGAAGGGTTTGCGTCCTCTTGTCCAACCACGTCAAGCGACACGATCTTTTTGGCATAATCGTCGAACACGGCGGGCACCATGATGCCTGCAGTTTTGCTTGCTTCATAAGCGAGAAAGGCCAAGTCTTCGGCACCGATTCCTTGCGCCAGATCACCGGCGCGCCGTTTGGATCGACGCTCCCATGAAATGACGTTGAAGAATGTGGTGGTGACGACTTGTGGGCCTTGCCCGGTGTCGACGCTGATGCTGATTTTCATTTGTTCTCCTGCACGGTTGGAGTGTTGATTTGGTTACGGGGCGGTGATGTCGCGGGCGAATGTTCCACCCGTGAACGTCACTTCGACCATCGACAGTTCGCCGACCGTCGAGTTGATCGGGGTGAAGTTCTCAAGGTATGCCCCGGTGATGGTGTATTCGGGATTGCTCGCCGATTCGGTGGTGCCCGAAGGGCTGATGACGATGGTGCAGCTGCCGTTGTTCACGATGTCGTACAACGTGGCCTCAACTTGGCCAGCGCCGTACGAGTTGAACAAGGTCAATGAAACTTCCACTGATTGCAAGCCCTTGCCGAACTTGTGGGCGGTGTCGCCGAACGCGGTGATTTCGAGGCTGTCATAGCCGACCGTCAGCGTGGCGGACTGGCATTGCGATGACAGATCGACTGCGCCGCCAGATCCGGTGACATTGACCGTCGCGTTGGACAGGAAGGTTGTGTTTGCCATGATTCTCCTAACTTCTCCGCGTGGCAACGCGGACGGTGAGTGTGTATGCGGGTATTTGTTGGTCACCGACGCTGAACGTGACAGGCCGCCCGGACGTGACCGAGATAGGGCTGTTCATGATTGTGTCGGCTGTGGTGATCAGGTAGTCCTCGGCATCGAGGTTGCCCGGTGGGGCGGCAAGGATCGAAATATCGAACGTGATGTCGCCCACGTTGTAGGTGATCACGTCGAACGTCGGAGCGCCCACGAAAACGGTCATAGGCCGCGCGTTACGCGGGTCGGTGACCGTGGCAAGGCCGAGGGCGTTTAGGGCCGCTACGAGCGTTGTGCGGGCCTCTGCGAAGATTCCCGACGCGGCCATTAGGCGACCTGACTTCGGCGGATGCCGAGTAGGCGCATGATCTGGCCCATCGTCCCGACCGGGGCGGTCACGGCCATTTCACCAAATGAAGCGTAGGAATCGACGGAGCCGCGTTCGCGGTAGAGCGCAGCTGCGTACATGATCGTGCCGAGTTTGACGGCGCTACTTGGCGCGGTCGACAGGCTTTCGGCTTGGTAGCCGCCCATTTTCCGCGCCTTGTAGGCCCAAGCGTTAGCGGCATCCGTGCATACCCCAACGAAGGTCGTGTCGTTAGCGGTAGCCACGGAAATACCAAGCCAACTAAGTACGTCGGCGGCGACAATCCAAGTACATGATTCCGTCCACGTCACGTTCCCGGTTGACGGGCCGCGTTCCACGTCCACGCCGCTCGATGCGACGAGCAACTGGTTCAGGATGATCACGTCGTCGTCGAAGATCCAGTCGCCTTCGGAATCTGTTCCCAGATAGCCGTTGGTCGGGATTGCTAGGACGGTGTAGGTGGCATTGAACCCGGTGGTTCCGGTGACGGTGATGCTTTGGCCGATGCCGATTTCGGTTGTTTCGAGGGTCTGCAAAATGGCGTAGT